TCCAAGGTGACTCTGGGCCAAAGAGATCAACACCAGATCCGCATCTAACCCGTAGATACAGATGTTCTTGCGCGCAGAGTCCGGCATGCTCCGAAGCCATGTAAAAATCTTATGCTCTCCCTCACCGGGTTCCAGCGTATCTGAAACAACAATCTCAGGATACATGAATCGCAACGTATGGGCTAACTCCTTCATGAAAGGAGTGCCAGGAGAGATCTGGTGCTTGTCAAAGGCTGCTGCTTCTGCGATACGCATACGCCGATATCGCTGCTGAACGACCTTGGCATACGGAACCATACCGTCAAATGCCACGTACACCTTCTTAGCACGCACCGTTGTTGTGAGAAGTTCATTCAACGCCACAACGATACTGCCAATCGGATTCTCAGCATTCAAGTACTTATGGATGAAACAGTTGAAGTCAATTCCGAGGACATCCACTTCAAGTGGCGCATTCCCACACTTTTTCTGGATATGTTTGTGTGACCTAATTAGGGAAGCAACGTAGAATGGAATACCCATACTTAGTATACGCGCTCAGTCTCTAAGCAGTAGAAGATATACGACGCTGCGTATGGATTCGGATCCTCAATGTCATCTTCTTCCAACAGCTTCCGTTGCTTCTTGCGATACTTGTTGACGACATAGGAGATCCTCGCCCGTTCCTCCTTGGGCATTGCCTGCTTTATCTGCCGAATGCGTGCCTTCAAGACAGATTGCGTCGCGCGGATGTCTATGCTATCAAGTGCGGGCCGAGGATCCATGGTGATGCCATTTGGTCTTACAAAAGCGCTTCCGTTTTCCAACCCGTCCCTAAATCTCGCGACAATACAAATGGCCTTCTGGATACTACTGCTTGCGGCAGTCGTATTTTTCATGTATGTGTGGAACTCACGAGGCGAAGGACTCTCGCAGAAGCCCGGGTGTTCTACGTGCCCCCACAAGAAGAATGTTGGACTAGATTAAATGGCTGATGACGGAACGACCTATACCGGTCTTTTAAATGCGAATCCCACAGCAACCAAAAGCGCAGGTCGCACCAGGCGCCGGAAGTCCCGGAAGCCGAAGACTCGCCGTCGTCGCACTGGCAAGCGTGTTCAGAAGAAGTAGTATTGAGCAGATACAAATGAAATTCCCGAAGTGGGCTTTTTATGTCGTTGCTCTCGTCGTATTTTTTGCACTCACAACTATGGTTGCTGCTCCCGCCGCAATGGGGTGCCCTGGATCTCAGATCTACTGCCCGGGTGTCGGTTGTGTCTCGGGCCCTGATAAGTGTTTCGCCGGCAACCAGGGTGGTCCTTCTGCGGTATTCTCCAAGGAGGGATTTGAGGTGATGAAGCCGAAGTCCTGGGATATGGGCTTCTCCGGTCACGCTGCCCTCTTCTGGCCCGGCACGGGCAAGACGAGCATCCCACCCGAGTATGGACGTGAGAAGTTTGTCAGCAAGTCGTGCCCGGGTGGATACCGGAGCGACGGTCCGTGCCTGATGGACTTTCCGGACATGTAATAATGAAGAACGTCGGCTTGAACCATATTCCGTCCGTTAAGGGCCAGCAGCTGAACCTTACGCTCAACCTTGTCTTCGTGGCGGTCTTCTATGTGTTCTTGGGAGCAGCCGTCTCTTATCTGTTTTTTCATATATTTCCATCCTATGATGAAACGTGGAAGAAGTCATCCTTCGCGTACCAACTTCTAGATGTTTCTGCCGAGGTTTCCGCCATTGTGGTCGTCGCCTTCTGGCTGACGTACTTTGTAAATATATGGATTCCCGTTCTTCATGTATCGCCGGGCCTAGAGCACTACGTGGAGTCGTTTGGCGGCCAGATGATCTTTATCTATGCGATGTTCATCTTCCTCGGAACATTGGATGACAAGCTTGTGTATGTTTTCAAACAATCGTTGTGGAAGTAAAAAAATCTATGCGTTAAAACAAAATGTGGGCATACTTCCTCCTCACCGCCGTTCTTTTCTACGTGCTCACGCCGGGTATCCTCATCTCTCTGCCCCCCAACCAGCCCTTCTGGGTGCAGGCGTTGACCCACGGTGTGGTCTTCGCCCTGGTCCACAAGTATGTCCAGCACGGCCTGCTGCGCCAGTAAAAATGGATTCATGACCGTCACCCGGATTGAATCCCCCAACAGATAATATGGAACTCCTACTTGAAGCATTAGCAGACATTGAGCGTCAGATGGACGACGCAACACTACCACACTCGGATCAGCAATTGCTGGACCTAGCATGGGAAGACATTTACAATCAAATTGAGGCGATGGAACGCGGAGAGGAGTATGACGATGAGACAATTGAAAGTGACTCGGACTCAATTCACACGCAACCGAAACGGTTCGAGACACCTCAGAACGGCTTGATTGATATTGGAAATGGTATGTATGTTACAACCGACGAACTTGATGCGCTCCACGAAATGGGGATACTGGACGATTCCGATGACGAGTTCTAATCTCAAAAGTGTATAATAGAATGCCGGTGATTGTGCTGGCCACAAGCGGCCGCGATGTACTGATCTCTCAGTCCGGCAAGTGGCTGACCGATGTGAAGAAAGATCCCAAGATTTTTCAACTACAGAAGATCCCTGGCACGGCCACAGGATTGGCTGCGGCAAAGCAAGAGGCACTTCGTCGCGCCGACAGCATAGGATCTGACATCAAATATACTCCGCTGGTATGGAAGACGAATCCCGATAGATGGTCCACTCGGTTTTTGACTCCGATGAATCCACCCGGATTTATCAAGGGAACGTTCCCCGACAGTGACTTCAAGGGCGAGACCGAGGCAGCCGCAGCGGTGCGTGAGTTCAAGGAGGAGACCGGATATGACATCCGTCGGTTTCCTTTACAGCCGACTACAGCAAGTGGTGTGTTTACCGTGGAGATCCCGGAATCCGAGAAGGCAGCCGTCATTGCTTCTTGGAAAGCCATGGGAAGGGAGGGAGAGATCTACGATCTTCGGTGGGAGCCGATCGTTGATATTCGGAAGGACGTTGCCCTGTTAAACGCAGAGTCAAAGACCGCAGTTCAGTTCTTGCCAGTTGTCGCGGGGAAGCGTAAGACTCGCCGTCGGAAGTCCAAGACCATCCGCATGAAGAGGGCAGCCTATTTGCGGGAACACCACCATCTCTTCAAAGTGTTAGCACATCCTACACGACGGACCTTGCTGTCTGAACTTCGTGAGCAAAAGATGGAGTTGAAGGAGAGAGGACTCAAATGAATCAATTTACGTAACAGTATCGGTAGATACTAATGAGCTTTGGTTACGTTTACTGTATTAGCAACCCCTCCATGCCAGGACTGTATAAGATAGGCTTCACAACTCGTCCACATGAAGAACGACTACAAGAGGCCAACCAACCGAACACGTGGATTCCTACGCCGTTCGCATACGAGTTTTTCAAGTTTGTTGCGAATCCCCAGCAGAAGGAGGGAACGATTCACAAGATTCTTGCCAAGGATCGCATCAACCCGAACCGAGAGTTCTTCCGAGTTGATGTGGAGCAAGTGAAGCTTCTGTTTGACTTGATGGATAGCACGCAGGCATCCGAACCCGACGCAGCAGATGTTGACACACGTATGGTTGGAGATGAAGTACTTCGGTTGTTTTTGGATACCTTCGTCTATCCACCTGAGGAGGGTGTTGAGAATGTCCACTGGACAAAGATTGCGGCATTCTTTCAGACATGGAAGCGGGACAACGGATACACAGCTGGAAATACAACCAAACTTCGTGAACTTCTGATTGAAGCCTACGGAGAACCAAAGCGGGGCGAGTGGACCAACTTCAGGATGAAGGGGTGAAAACGGATTCATCCAGATCAGAGTGTATAGACGCCCCCCACTACACAAACAGAAGTCACTCAAAATGTCATCTATCGATATCGAACTCGCAACCCTTCATGCCCGCATCGCTGAGCTTGAGAAACAGAAGGCAGCGGTTCCTCAGGTCAAGTCACTTGAGGCTTTCCGAGATGAAGCGAAGTTCAGAGTGAATAACAACAAATACGCAAAGGCATTTCCTCTCGCTCGTTTTGAAGATCAAAGTAAGATTGAGATGATTGAAGCTGTGCTTGACAGATTGCAGAAGATTAATGACCGAATGGATACTTTTGAAGCAAAGAAGGTGTTATGTTGCCGATGTGGCCGTAACACTCATTGCGAGTCCAACTGCTTCGCACAGCGCCACTTGAAGGGATATACGATACACGTTTAAATGCTGCGAATAAACTCCCAATTCAAATAATCACAAATCTTTTTCCATATCTGATCGTGCGCAATCAAACGGTCTCGCGACTTCAACAGAGGGAAGTATACCTTGTACTCGTCCAGCTCCAACAACTCAAAGAACTTGTATAGGATGTACGAGTAGCTCAGAAAGTTGGTGCGGTCGTTCGGGCAGTAGAGCAGAAAAGGTGCCTGAATGTCCTGAAACATAGCCCGAATCTTCTCCTCAATCTCAGGAGTGATGGTGGGAGGTGGATTGCCATTGAGTCGAGAGAGGATGTGGGCCCGGTGCTCATAATACTTACTCCTGTTCAGCTTCTTTAAAATCTGTCGGATATCATCCTCCGACAAATCGGCAATGTTGTTGATACGACGCTTGCGGATTTCTAGAATGACTTCATTCATGACATCCTCTGGAATAATGGTGCTCTCCTTCGCCTGAAACTGGTTGAGGATCTCGTTGAGATGATTGATCTTCTTATACGCATAGTTGTTGCGCTCCTTGGGAGGATCGCGGAAACTAGGAAAGTCGGATACAACCAACGAATACTCTTCCGACCCACATTTGGGACAGACCAGAATACCCTCGGATGAGATCTCTTCGCGAGCCACATTACACTGGACGCAATGCTCCGTCAACAACTGAATAACCTCGGGTCCATTGGACAACTTCATGCGCTGAACATACTCGTCAAACATCTGTTTGCGACTCGGTCCAGTATCCGTGGGCACACCACCATTGAAAAAGCGCATAAATGTATTGGTATCTTTGGGCTGAAGGGATGCCATTGTTGTGGAGGTATCCTGCTTGCGATAATAGTCGTCCAATAGATCCATGTTTTTGAGGTAGTATTCCTGGACAGGATGCGCATGCTCCAACTCCTCTGTGATTTCACGCACTCGGATCTGAAGCTGATTTGCCTTCACCACATCCGTAATCTCGTTCTTCAAGTGGAGAGCCTCAATCTCAATCTTCAAAGTCTCGCATTCGGTCCTCAATGTCTCCTGCATTGTCTTTGACTCCTTCAGAGTCTGAACGATACCTTGATGTAAAGAGTCCAACGTCCCCGTCGCGTTTGGCGTTGAGC